CTACGGCTTCCTCCCCCCCTTTTTTGTCCGTGAGGGAGGCAAAAAACAGCGCCATTGGAACCGCGAAGATTTTCGAGAGCCGTACTAGGACCCTGAAGGACTGCTTTGCCCCGAATTGTGAAAAGAAATATTCCTCGCCGTCTATTGTCTTGGTATTGCGTTCGATCATGCCAGACACCCCCTGAAGCTCAATTACCCCCGATGAAAATCAGAATCTCGTCAGATTCAATGATCCAGGTCCGCATCGTGCTTTCCTTGGCTAACTCCACGTCCGGGTACTTCTGTACCCACCCGGTAAGGGAGCTCGCTATCATCCTACCGGAACCGTCCTTGAGTAGGACCGGCACCGCCCCGCTGTTGTCCAGCTCGTCCGCGGCTGCGTAGGCAGAAAGGTCATCATTGGATCGCGATGACTGGTTCAGTGTAATCTCATACCGGCCTGACTTGTTGTTGCTCTTCGCCCTCGTCCCCTCTCCGTCCACCCCTACCTTCAGGGCGAACATTGGCTCGTTGCGGATGAGCTTGATGTAGCTGCCGTCGGCGAACCCAGATATAATCTTGGTCCCGACGATCATTACTGTCTGCTTTGGGTCAAAGGTCTTTAATGACATGTTTTCTCCTTATACCGTGACGACTCCGTTGACGACGATGTGGTGGAACGCGCCAGCCAGGCGACAAGAAAAATTTAGCCCGGGATAATACCGTGCAGCTCTGTAGTTATCCGAGATATCCAGGACTGGAGTTGCCGTAACCACGATGGACAACTTGTCGATCAATCCGTTGGTCGCCCCTTGCAGCATGGCCTTCCTGACCTGGAGTTCCAGTTGCCCGGCGCCCTGGTCAGTATACGGAATCTTCGGCTCGGTCGTCAGGAGCCTGTAGACGTTGGTCTGGATTTCAGAGACGAGCCAATCAATGCCGATCGTCACGTCGATGAACTCACCGCTGACCACGAATCCGTTCTCGGTAATTGCGACCCCGCCGACCTCCTCGTAGATATTGCAGTTTTTCCCAGGGACCGTCGGGGTACCGATGCAAGCGAGTCTCTGCGTCTGGGTAAGGGAGTCGGGGATGATTCCCTGGAGCGTCTTGAACATCCAGGTATTGGAGCCAGGGGTCTGCGGGACCTGTCCACCGACCCAAGCTGCCGCCCTGCTGTCGTTCGCGCTACCCGCGTATAGGAGTGCAGTCCGGTCATACCCCAGGGCCTCTAAAGTGTATGCGACGTCGGTAGTTGAACTCGGGGAGATAATCCCCGCGTCGTTGGAGTCGGCTATGAAAATCTTCTTCTGCCCTTCGATGTACGCGGACACCTGCTCGATATTGGCCGCGAGCTGTGAGGTGATGAGCAGTGCGTACCAGATGTCCGTTCCGCCCAGCCTCAGGGCTGCGATATCGTCGGTGATTGAATGGTTCCCAAGCGTATGGACGAGGGTGAGGTTTGCGCTCACCGTGGTAGTGAAGCCATCGCCCTCGGTCTTTCCGGTGAGCACCAGGGTTGACGTCCCGGTTGCCGCCGCTTTGCACGCGCTGTCCGCGTTGATGAGGGCCTTTAGTCCGGTGACGACTTCTCCCGCTGTCGGCGTGGCGTCCGACGTGAAGTCGTACGGCACCCCGTCTATCGTGGCGATGAAGTGCTGAATTTCCTGTAGGGTTACGATCGGGGTAATCGTGTCGATCTGCGCGACCGGCACCGAGTGTGACGCCACCAGGAACTGAGTTGGCTTCAAGTCCTGCGAGGTGAGCTTGACGGCCCGCTTGTATTCCTGGTCACTTGACAAAAATCCATCCGAGAGCATGTCGTCGGCGGAGCTGTACGCCGCGTATAGGGACACGCCCAGCCAGGAAGCGTTCGTGCAGAGTCCCATTATCACCGGAATTCCGAACCCGGCTTGCGGGACTGCCGCTGTCTGTCTGCTGATTGCTACTTCGATTATCTGGTCAACAGGTGTCATCTTGTCTCCTTATCAAACTGAAATATGAACCGTCTTGGTCTGTGAGACGGTATCTACTGAGCCATCAACCTTGGCGGTCTCTATGGCCCCCAGGTCCTCCGTCAGGTTGGAGCTTATTCCAAACTGAACGTCCATATGTGTGCGCTTCTCATATCCAGTATTCAACAATTTCGACAAGTCCGCAACATTCCCGATAGTCCAGACAGCGATTCCCTTCTTCCTCAGGGCCTCCTGGATGGCCTTCATCTCAAGGGAGGCCTGCCACAGGCCCATGTATTTGTACGCGGCGTCCGATGACGGGGCATAGCAATGGAACGAAACCGTCATCCTTCTCTGGCCGCCACGATTAAATGTAGTGCCTGAGACATACTCAATGCTGTCGTCCGAAGTCTTAATGCCTGGAGTTATGATTTTAAAGGAAACGTATGGCAATGTAGGGCGCGGGACGTTCTGGATATTCTCCTCTTCCTCGACGCAGGTCAATTCCGTGGCGCTCTGCACTGCGGCCACCAGGGCCTTGCGTATTGCCGTGTAGTCAATTGGAGTTTGGACCGACATTTTTTTGCTCCAGATATTGAGATATTAAAATACTTTTCGTAACAAATGTCTGTTCCGATTAGTTTGTATTTGGTCCCACGTCTATCCTCACCATTCTCACAGCCCCCCTGTATGAGCCCCATTCCTCCAGCTGCTGTACCTGGAACTTTACGGAGTTCCTGGTCACTATGTCATTGACCCGGATCTCCTCCTCCGTGAACACCCAGTAGTTCTCCCTGTATCTGTCCAGCTCTGGTACCATGAGGAGTTCCTTGCTGTCCAGGGCCTGCACGTTGGCTCTGATAGAGAAAGTCGTCCCGGCGGCCTTCACTGGCAGGCCCTCAATATAGGTCACCGCCCCGTCACGGCTCACGGTGAGCGTCTCGTCGTGGTTCATTATCTGGCTCTTGGCGGAAAGCTTAATCATGCAAGTGCACCCTGTACGTCACGCTTCTCATCATTAAACCACTGGCTATTAGTGTATCAGAACGCCCCCACTTGCGCTGCTTGGCATCCTGTCTCCTCGCGATTTCCTCCACCGATGCTCCTGAGTTCCCGGTCCCGTATGGGGGCGGCATGTCGGACTTAATCTGGTTGCGCACCAGCTCCTGGAGCCTGAACCCCATCATATTCAGCGCCTTCTCCATGGTCCACCCTCTGTAGATGACGTTCTCCAGCGCCTCGATGCGCCACTCGTTTATCAGCGAGACGTTTCCGTCGATAGCGGTACGTAGAAATGCCCTCTCTGGTATGTTCTCCGTCCCGAATTCCTGCCACATTGCCACCTCAAATACCGACGGGGGACTCCCACCCTCGGTGTACTCCCCGGCGTCCTCGTGTACTCCTATTGTGACGAACGAGCGCGCATCCTTCCTGAGGCGGGCAATTAGATATCTGAGCTTGAACGGGTTCTTGTCCGTGACGGTGACCTTTGCCCTTATCATTTAGTCGTCCTGGCCCTGGTCGCCGCGCATTAGCTTTTCGTCCGTGGTCCACGGTGCCATCTGCTGGTTCTCCAGCATGTGCTTGGAGAACTCCGGCTTCACCCTGTCCTCGTCCTTCTCCACGGTCTCGACGTCTGTCCTGGAGATCCCTCCGGCGTATGGAATAGTTCCCTCAATGGCTATCCTGGCCCGGAGCTCGGTCTTCATCTCGGCGTACGCCTTGTATTTCTGGTTGAACGCGATCCTCACGCGCCCCACCGTTTCGTCCGCCATCCGGGCGAACTTGGCCATTATCGTCTCGCAGGCCCTTATCGCGGCGGACAGGGGGGCGTTGTTATACTTGGCCAGCAAGTATGCAATCTCCCCGTCCTGCAGAAGTTGATCAGTTGAATCTGTATCGCCGATGAGGAAGCGGGTCTCGTCCTTGGCGCTAGAGGTTGGATCCCCAGTGTACGACCAGCTCATATGGACTCCTCCTTATTTGTGCTTTTGTGCCGCGTGGGCGCGCATTCCCCGTGGGGTCTTGAACGCCCTACCACAATGTTCGCACTTTGTGGCGGGAGTCACAACTGCGGAGTTTTGAGGAGCCTCTGCGGGAAGCCCAATGGGACCCTCAGTCGGTTCTGTGCTATTCGGGGTTATGTCTTGTGGGCTATCGCCTGGCTCCTCAATCTTCCTGAGCCACTCAAGATTGAGGTGGGCTTGCAAAACTAAATCTGACCACTTCTCTGCCTCTGGGACTGGGTCGCCCATTGGAATGAGTCGGTCGTTTGTCTGGATTGGTCTGCACGCTATGTACATGCAGTATCTCTATCCCCTTGCTCGGCGTTTGTCTACTAGGTCAGCACCGCTGTCCCGAAGCATCCCAGGTCGGCGCCGATTAGCTTCATGTCGTAGGCCATCTCGCCCTCGATCCTGTCGCTCTTCAGCTGCTCCATCCGGAATGTCATGATGCGGTTTCCCTGCGCCCCCGCCCCGAACATCCCCTGCCAGGAGAATATGTACCCTCCCGAGGGTTGTAGGATCGAGGGGGCTGGGTTGGCATATACCAACAAGAACGACTTGGTTGTCAAGAAGCTCATGCTGGTTGCCTGCCCTTCCGGGTTGTTGTCGATCACGACCGAGGAGACCAAAAACTTTTCCACTCCGAACAGACTCGCCAGGAGGTCCTCGGAGATTATTCCCCTCTGGGTATACTTGATCCTCTCCAGGATTAGTGCATTATTCCTCAGCGCGAACAGGACGTCGGTAGAGACGATCATGGTATTTGGCATGAACGCGCTCTTGCCCTTGATCGAGGCCTTCAGGTTGTCGATGTCCTTGAGGGGATCGGAGCCGCTGGCGTCCCACTTGGTAGCGGGGGTGAAGTCAGCGTGTCCGTTCCACGTGCTCACTGCGAGATACTTGTTGGTGAAGTCCACTTCCCGCTTCAGCAGCATCTGCTGTGTTACCAGCATTGTCGCATCGCGGTCTAAATCCAGGGGCTGATCGGCGTTGGCCCGGAGCTGGTCCGGGACATCCTGGTGGAATGCGTCGACGTCGCAGAAGTAGTTCGGAGTATTGTCAACTGTGAACCCTCCGCCCGCGGACTCTGTTCCCGGCGCTCTCTTCCGGGCATTCGACCGGAACCAGGCCTTCTTGTCATAGACGAAGTACCTGTCGGACTGCTTTACCACCGGGACAATTGGAAATACCTTGT